GCCCGCCGCCTTCGCGGCCAGTTCCAACAATTCACGATCTGTCAGGCTCATACCCCCTCCCCGGCCGGCTGCCCGGCGCGCTTGATGTTCAACTTGGCCAGCAAGTGTGCGCGGCATTCGGCGGCGCTCGATGGGATCTGCTGGAGGTCCAGCAGGCGGGCCTGGCGTTGACTGGCGTACTCGTCGGCCAGCTCGATCAGGCTCTTCTGGCTGTCGTGGCCGATGCCGGTGGCGATGTCGCCAAGGGGCTCGCCGGCGACCAGCATGCGGATGGTGATGTCGTAGGCCCGGGCGAATACCTTCTCGGCTCGCTCCACCTCCATCGAGCCCAGATTCTGCGCCTCGCACTGCAGGGCCGCGTGGCGCACCGCTGCGTGCGTCCAGGTGCGGGAACCTGCCCTGCTGGGGTGGAAGTTCTCCAGCGCCTCTGCCAGGGCCCTCGCAAGAGGCGGAATGCCCATCTCTTCCGGGGTCGGCTGGCACAGCTTGATGAACTTGCCGCTGCTCGGGGCGAAGTCGGTACCCAGCAACCGGCATTTCTGTATGCCGAAGCGGATCTGCTCCAGAGTGTTGATTCCAGCCGCGGCGAAGGACTTGATCCAGCTGCGCTTGGCGGCCATCAGTGCGTCGTCATCAGGCCAAGCCTGCTTCCACGCAGGGAAGATGGCCTGCAGTTCCAGAAACAAAGCATTCACCACCTTGGTGGTGCGCTGGTCCAGCTGCTTGGTTGGGGCCTGCACCTCGGCGGGCACGTTCTTGGTCGCCGCCATGATCTGCGTGACGCTTCGCAGTTTCGGTTGTGCGTTCATAGGTCCCCCAGGTCATCAGCCCAGCTGGTGTCGTTGAAGTCCGGTCCATTGGCCTGGCGCTTCACTGGGAACGGGCGAACATTGCTCGCGGTAGCCATGTCGCGCTTCACCCACTTGACCAGCAGGCTCACCCACGAGGCTTGCGTCTCGCAGCGGCCAGATGCCGAGTAGTGGCAGACGAACGCGGCGGTGGCTTCTTCGGTGAACAGGTCGACAGGGATGCCCATGCGCTTGGCGTAGGCCTTCAGCAGCTTGTCGTCAGGCTTCCACTCAAGGTCCATCTCGGTCGGCAGCTTTGGGTCAGCGCCGGATTCCTCGCCCGCGCGTTGTGTGTTGTGTTCTTCCCTTCCATTCCCTTCCCTTCCGGGGTCAACCGGTCGACGACCAGTCGGCGACTCCTCGGCTAATTGTCGACGACCACTCTCCGACTCAACGTCGATTTCTGCCGGCGGTGCTGGGTACTTGAAGTTCTTTTTCTCGATCTTCTGGTGCTTCCAGCCGCAGACGTGCAGGTAGTTTTTGCCCGCGACCCAGTAGCTCATGGTCAGCTCGGCGCCCTCCAGCTCGCCCAGCAGAGCGCTCACCTGATCGGTGGTGATGTCGTCACCAGGGAAGACCAGGGCTTTGATGGTGCGTGGGGCCAGCGGATGATTGCCGCCGTCGTCGCAGAAGTTCCAGATACCGATGAACAGCAGGCGCGCCAGCGGGCTGCAGGACATGACCTGCTCGCTCGACCAGAACTCGGGTTTGACAGTACGGATGCGAGCCATCATTGGGCCTCCTTGGTGTTCTGTGCGGCGGTGTAGCGCTCGGCCATGCCGTGAAGGTGCTTGAGGGGCTCGGGGTCAGTGAATCGAGACTCGCAGGCGTACTCGGCAAGCTCAGCGCGCAGGGCGCCGAACTCGATACCCTCGTCTGGCGGCATGCCGTAAGGACCAAGCCTCAAGGTCATGTCGAGCCAGACGAAAGCGTGATGGCATGCGCCGCAACGCTTGAAGCTGAAACCCTGGCCTTCAGAGGCGCCGGAAATGAGCATGTAGCGCTCGCCAGTAGGGATGAATCCCTTGCACTCGCTGCAGTCGTGCTGCTTCCTGGCCTTGACGCTCTTTTGGGTGACGAAATCGCTCATGCTGCACCCCGCACGGCCTTGTCGTGGGTGTGCAGGCCGTCCCAGTTCTTTTTCATGGGTAGCTGGCCGGACAGGTACAGCTCGTACAGGCGCACGGCGCCCTTGCGCAGCAGGATGGGCGTGTATCTGATGAACGGATCTTTACCGCGAGGGGCGACTTCGTACTGGTGCTCTGTCATGTACTTGTCGCGGGCGTACGAGCCAACGCGCCAGTGGGTGCTTGGCCTGCCGTCCTTGCCTTCGGCATAGAGCCAGTTTTTGGACCAGAGGAAGGCGTTCACCTGCATGACGTTGACCCCATTGAGGCCCTTGCAGAACTGGGCCGGAGTCATGCCTTCCTTGAACAGGTTTTCGAGATGCTCGATTTTGGTGGCCTGGGCCTCGACCTGGACGGTAAGCAGCACGCGGGCCTTCTCCGACTCCAAGGCCATCTGAAGGATTTCCAGCTTGCTCAGGTCGGCGGGCATCGGCTTCGATACCTGGGCCTCCAGCTGCTGCCAGCGGTCCACCAGGGCGGCGGTGAATTCTGGCGAAAGCTGGGCGACGACAACGAAGCTGTCGCGCTTGTTGACGAGATACTCTGTAGCCTTCCGGCCCAGCGAGTCGAGGTATTCCCCCAATGGGGGAAGATCAATCACAGCCGGCTTGTCGGGGCCTTTGGCCGTGGCCAGGCGCTCGATGGACTGTTTCACCTTGTCATGGCGAGATCCCACCAGATCGGCAATCTCTCGAGACGACATGCGCGCCACAAAATCATGCTTCGCGTTTTGTGGCGCGAGCAATCCTATGGGCTGTACACTTGGGGTCTGCATATGCATAATTCCCTTCACAAGTTGTGTATTGCAGAGAGCCGGGCCGCGAACCCGGCTTTTTTGTCTCTGCGATTTGGTGTTGCGGTGCTGCATTGGGTGTCCGGCGCATCCGTGGTAGGTTCCGATTTCCACACCAGAGGCCATCGGAGGCCGGACATGTCTTTGATTGATGATCAAGTGCTACAGGTGAGCTGCGACCAGTGCGGCAGCGAGTTCACGGAAACGGTTGGTGACGTGAAGCTGAAGGGTTACGTTGCCTGTCCCGGTTGCGGTGACCGCTCGGAAATCGATGAGGCCTGGCACCAGGACGTCGCCGCCGCCGAACAGAAGCTGCTGGACCTCAAATCGAGCATCGAGACTGACTTCAGCAACCTGTTTAAGGGAGGCAAGTAACTCATCCAGCTCCAGCGAGCCGGTCTGCGAATTCACCTGGATGCTCGGTTCCGGCTTGCTCATGCCCTTCTCCTGCTCTGTTTAGCCCCTTTCGAGGGTCTCTTTCGGGTGAAGCAAGTGCAGCTCGCCTTTCTTGCGATTCATCAGAGAAGGTCCGCCCATTGCGACGAACTCGATCCCGATCTGCTCGATTGCCTCTTCAATGCTCCAGCCCTTCTTCAGGGCTAGAGCGGAAATCTTCGTTTTCGCGCCGGGGCTGAGCCCCTCGTAATCGAACTCAGTCATTTGGCCCTCCATAGGGTCGTTAAGCAGCGCTAGACTTGTTCTCGTCTTTGCTCAGCGCCTCGATCACCCCGTTCTCCACCGCCCACTCGATTACCTCGAACAGGTAGGTAGCGTGCTGACGCTGAGCGCGCTGCGCGGCCCTGCCGAGGATTCGGTCCAGGGTGTCGTTGAAGCGAACCTTGCGATCTTTGCTGCGCTTGTGTGCGGGGTCTTGATAGGCCATACGGGTACTGCTCCTTGCGGTTGAAATGGGTTAAGCGGCGGATTCAGCGGTGTTCGCCGCAATAGCTGCCAGCTTCGGGAAAAACGAGAAAGCCGAGACGCGGCCGTCGGTAGCCTTGTGCAGGTTTGCGGCGACGTCTTCGGATGGTTTTCGATGGCCACCAGCGATCAGCCAGAGGTAGCCGACCGAGATACCTGAAGCATCGGCCACGCGCTGGCGCTCATCGGCGCTGGCGCCGGAAAGCCAGGTCTGCATTTCAGGAATTGGGGTCTTCATCTTCGTTACCTTTCCGAGAGATAAACCAAATTTATCTCACTGATAATTTTTAGGCAACCAATGATTGATCTGCAAGGTTATTTATCAGATGGATAAAAGCGGCGATCATCCGCCCATGGATACCAACACCATTCGACGCGAGAACCTGCGCGCCCTTGCGGCGCGCTACCCCACCCAGGCCGAATTCGCCGCCGCGTGCGGCACGGCGCCGTCCGTTATCAGCCTGATCATTTCACCAAACCCCAAGAGAAACCTCGGGCCGCAGCTGGCCAGGAAGATCGAGACTGCAGCAGGCCTTGAACACGGCTGGCTGGATCAGCCGCACAACCATGCTGCTGGAAGGAGGCTCGTGGAGTCGAACGCCAGGATCGAATCCGAGGGCATCGACCAGTGGGCTGACGACACGCCCCTGGATGACGACGAGATCGAGCTGCCATTCCTGAAGGAAGTTGAGCTGTCTGCAGGAGGTGGAAAGACAGTGATCGAGGTAAGCGGCACCCGCAAGCTGCGCTTCGGCAAGTACACCGTGCGCAACATGGGAGTCCAGCCTGACCAGGCTGTGTGCGTTTCTATATCGGGCAACTCGATGGAGCCAGTTCTGCAGAACGGCGGCACAGTCGCGGTCGATCGCTCGAAGAACAAGGTCTCGGACGTGGTAGACGGGAAGATGTACGCCCTGAACCATGCCGGCCATGTCCGCGTGAAGCAGCTGTACCGAACCGCTCGCGGCGGTCTTCGCCTGCGTAGCTTTAATCGGGACGAGCATCCGGACGAGGAGTACACCGCCGACGAACTGCTGGCTGAGGAGATCACGATTATCGGTCGTGTATTCTGGGGCGCATCATTCTTCTGAAGCCGCTATCTCAAAGACAGGAGCGTAAATGGATTTTTCCTCGAAAACCTCTTTAATATTCGCCGCTTTACTAGCCATTAGCGCGTGCAGTGCAGCAGCATCCCCTCCATTCGATGGCTGGATATATCAGAAGGCCGAAACTTCCAGCGGGCGCTCGCTGTGCACCCTGGGCTCATCGCCCAAATCTGGAGAGGTCATCAAAAACCTCGTCATAAAGAAGATTGACGGCGTAAACCACCTAAATGTGACCCTATACAAAGACACATGGAACATCCCAAAAGGGAAAACAATAGTCACGACGATTGACTTCATGGATAACAAGCCCCTAACGCTTGATTCGTATGGGGACGGGAAAATCGTCGACATAGCCATTCCCGAGCAGGACACCTTCGTTTTCATATCCCTTTTGAACGAATCTAGCTTCCTTCAGGTGGGCTTCCCAAAGGGTTCTGAGCCAACCTGGACAGTCCCTCTATCAGGCATAAGCCCTGAGCTGAAGAGATTTGTAGGCTGCGCACTCAGTGCGGCAGAGCAGGCCAAGAAGAAGAACACCCAGCCATTCTGAATCCAGCAAGCAAATGAGCCCGCCACTCGGCGGGCTTTTTTTGGCCCTGCGGAAATCATCCTGATAAACGCATAGCTGACGAGCGGAGATAAATTTATCAGATTGATATTGACAGCCATTTATCACACAGATAAATTTACACCCATCGAGGCGCTACACAGCCCCTCGGGAGGCCCTCAAGCCTCACCGCTCTTTCACATTGATGGGAACCTCGCGGATCGATCCCGGCAACGGCACAGCGCG